ATATCAGTAACAACAGTAAATGTACCATTTGTATCACCAGCTGTAGCTACTGTACCTTTGTATGATAAATGTAATCTTGACTGCTCAGACCAAATAACTTGATCAGATGTCATAGACTCTTCAGCCCCAACTTGTGATAAGAAACCAGAAATAGTTCTAGGTCCGAAAACCTCAGCTTCTTTCTCCATTAGGTCTGGTAAATATTGTTGTGCCCACCCCGCAGTGTCAGCACTTGTAAAATCGATATAATTTGAAGCTAGCGTTTGTTGCTGTGAAGCAGCTACACTATTCAAATTACTTCCTGCCGTAATTGCCATAATTTTTAAATTTTAAATTGTTATTTATTTTTTTTTCTAATTTTAAACTTAAAATCGCTAGAGTTATCTCCTAACGCTCTAATTTTTAAACCTGAACTCGTAAGAGTATTATCGTGTGACTCTCTTGGATTCATATCTATATTTTTAGATTTAGCAACACTATCCTTTAAAGCATCGGCTTTGCCTTGCTCATAAAAATGTTTTGCTATAGCGTCAGAGTTCATAGCAGTATATAAGGCTTTATGATAACCTTTAGCATCTTCTATTTGGTTATTATCATTAAGAAACTTTCCAATGAAATTACCAATATCGCTTTGTTTTTCTTTTATTTCACTAGCATTATTAACATTAAACCTAAACCTTTTATCTCCAACGTTATATTCAAAACCTTTGAACTCATCGTTAAAAACTGTATCTGTTTTTTGTCTAAATGCTGAGTGAGCTTGTTCTTCTGCTTGTTTTAACTCTTCAGATTCTTTGTTATATCTATTAAAGAAATCAACAGCTTTCTTTGCTTCATCTGGAAGCTTAGAACCCATTTTAATATCTTCATAGTATTTGGACTTTAGCCCGTCCAGATGGCTTTTAGCGCTGGCAACTTGCTCTTTTAACGCTAATTTTTTTCTTTTTATTTCTTTTTCCTCATCAGACTCTTCGTCATAAGAAAATTGATCTTCCATTAAAAAATCAATTTCATCTGTTTTTAAATGAGGTTTTGTTGTTTTATAATATTCTTTAAGTAAAGTATGGTTATCCATATCTGAATAATCTCTATTTAACTTTACATAATCATTTATATCACCACCAGTTTCTTTCATAAAACTAACAAGCTTTTCTACGTTTTCTGGTAAAACAGGTTTTTCTGGTTGTTTTACTTCTTGTTTTACAGGCGCTGGTTTTGGTTCTGCTTTTTTTTCACCTGTTACCTCTTCAACAACTGGAGCTTGTTTTGTTTCAGTAGTTTTTTCTTCAACTGGTTTTTCTGGGGCCTTTATATCTTCAACTGGTTTTTTTAAATCTACCTTAGTTATTTCTTCGGCCTTTTCTTTTAATTCTTTTAAATCAACTTTAACAGGTCCACTGTCTTGTTGTTTAAATACTTTCTTTTTAGGTTTTTTAACCTTTAGTTTTTCTACTGTATCGTCTACAATAGGCTGTTCTTTTTTTTCTGCCATAATAAAATATTATATAATTAATAAAATTGTTTACTTAGGTTCAAATGCACCTAATCTCATGCCTCCACCAACAACATCGTTGCCAGCAGATTCAAATGGTTTTTCTTTCATTGCTCTTTTTTCAACAAGCTTTTCTTGCTGCTGTCCACTCATCATTACTCTTTGGTCTTGTCTATCTTCTCTAGTTTGTGTTTGTTGTCTATTGTTTTCAACGTCCATTTTTTTGAGCTTCATGTTAATTTCAAACTCATGGTCCATTAATTCTTTTTTAACGTTAGCTTCCATTTGTAACATATCTTGCTTTAACTTGCTTTTAGCTTGTTCTATCTGTATTTGTTGTTGAAGTAATGTTTGTTGTTTTTGTACTTCTGCTTCTGCAGCAGCTTGTTGTTGTTGAGCGTTAGCATCAGCTTGAGCTTTCATATTTTGCTGTTGCATTTCTTGCTCTTTTTTCTGTTTCTTTTTTCTTCTAAGTTTTAAAAGTTGATTAGCTAACTTAACGTTTTTAATTTCTCTTAAATCAATAGCATCTTCTAAATCTATACTTTGTTGCTGCAATGCCATTTGAATATTGTTTTCTAACTTTGCTTTTTCTTCTTCGTCTGGCATTAATTCTAAAAATATACCAAAATCATACAAGTGTAATTCTGACATTTCTTTAAGTGTAGCTACATTGTGCGCACCTATAGCTTGTATAAAAGCTTTTTTTGTAGGTGAATACTCTATAATGTCTGATATTCTAAGAGATAAAGCTTCACACACTTCTGCTGATATAAATAAACCTGCGTTTAATATATGTCTTGTCGCAGTGTTTGAATTTGCAGCTGCCATTTTTTGAACACCTACTAAAGATCTTTCATCTGGCATACTACCATCTCTAGCCTCGTTTAAACCAGTAGTATCTCTTATCATTTGTAAATAATAATTATAAGTACCAATTAAACTTTGCATTTTAGCACCACCACCTGATTGTATTTCTTGTATAGGTATTTTACCGGCATTAGGATCACCATCAGCAGTATAACTTCTACCTATAATACTACCAGTTTGGAAAAACATATTTAAAGCTTCTTGTGGATTATAGTTTGTTCCATTACCCAAGTCTATCTCAGCTAAACCATCAGCATCTAAATATATACCATCAGGTATCATACGTGACATTACTTGTTGTAACTTTAAATGTGTTAATTGTATCATATCAGCAAAACCAGTAATTCTACTAACTAAACTTTCTATTTTACCATTATACATTCTAGGAGCACATATACTATAATTCATTTTTACTTTAGTAAAATCTGATTTAGGACGCATCATGTTTTTTGCTTTTTCCCACTTTAAAATAATATCAGTACCAATTACCATAGCGCCTTCAAATAAGCACTCTATTTTTCTATCTAATTTATCAAAGCTTCCTTCTTTGTTTTCTGGTGGGTTAAACTGATCATCTTTTTGTATTACTTTTTCACCGCCTGTACCGGTTTCTTTTACTTTGTAAACTTCGTTTGTATAAGTTTTATAATTAAAATATAAAACAGTAACTTTATTGTAATCACGCTCGTCTCTATAGCCGTAACCATGAACTTTATGACCAGGTCTGTTTGATTTGCTTTGCTGTATATCTTTTATTTGTTCCTCTGTTAAATGTGGAAACTGTTTAACTAATTCGTTTATAGGTATGTTTTTTACTTCACCAACATAATAACAGTCTTCAAAATATGGTGAATTAGTCTTAGAATAAACTAAATCTGCTGGGTCTACATAATCAATAGTAACACCCTCGGATTTATTAAAAGATGTTTTGCAAGCAGCAATACCTAAAACTGTTAAATCATAATATAATCTTTTTTTTGTAAGATTATAATTATTACCTTTTAACAAAGTATTTATAGCTTGTTCCTCCGCTATTTCTACAGCTTGTTTATAATTAAGTTGCATATGTAAAGCTAGCTCATCTTGATTTTCTGGTAAATCTTCTTTTTTGTTTTCAAAAAGATCCATATTCATAAGATTACCAGCCATATCATTAAACTCTTTAGCATCCATGTCTCTTTGTATGGACTCCATGTAAGATGTTCTTTTTTCAACACCAAACGGATCTTGTGAATAAGCGTTTACATTAAACACTCTTTCGTTCATGCCGTTAACAACAATATCAACAAATTTAGGTATTATTGGCACTGGTTTCCAATCTAAGTTTAAATAAGATAAATCACCATTAATAGATAATTCATCTTTGTATTTTTGTATACTTTGTTCTCCTCTTGCGTATAATCTTAATTTATGAAAACTATTTATGTCGTTTAAATATCTATTGTTATAACCAGAGTCATCAAACCATTCTAACTCAATAGCTCTAGCTACTTTAAGCCCATATTCAACAGACAGTTTTTCACTGTCACTTACTACTTGGCTTGGAAAATTTGAATAACTTTTCATATTACTTTTTAATTAATTTTGACATACTGCCTTTGTTTGTGTATCTACCTATGTTTAAATTTATTGGTTGTTTTTCTACTTTAGCGTTAGGAGCGTATAAATTTCTATTACAAGCCATAATAGCAAGACCAGAACTTATAGATGCATCAAACTTTGTTCGTTTTGTTATATCAAACTTTGCCCAATCATTTAATGTTCTGTTAAAATACATATTACCCCAGTTTCCACCACCTATATCCCCTACATATTGTTGTATGTACATTTCAATAGCTGCAGCGTGTGCTTGTTTTATATCTTCACTAGAGTTTGGTATACCACCTATTTCTTTCTCGGTTGTTGATAATTTGTTCCATATTTTATCAGGTCTATTCATGCTAAAACCTCTATACCCTCTACGTCTTATGTAATAAAGAAGTCTAGGTTTATTATTTTCTGCTAGTATAGGCATACCATAAAAAATACAAGCCATTAAAACATCTTCAAAAAATATTTCAGCAGTTTGTGGTCTAGCTATATACTCTAAAAAAAATTGATTAGGAGGAGCATCTTCCATACTAAACTTTGTTAAACCATGTAAAGATCCGTTAGAACCTCTACCGTCTACTGTTCCTGATATATCATAACTGTCACAACCAAAAGCACCCATGTGTTCGTTACCAGGATATTTTATACCGTTTTTTATTATAATACGGTTTTGTAAATTTTGAGGTGGCACCCAGCTAATTTTAAATCTACCTTTTGGATCTGGATAAAATATAACTTGCGTATCTTTTATTCCATTAACCCATTGAAAATTACCTGTAGATATTGTAGATGAAGTTCCTCTACCCTCGTTATAATCTATTTGATCGTATATTCTTACTAAATTAAATATACTATTTCTAGTTTCATCTCTAAATGCATGCTCTTCAGTTCTTGGAAATTGTCTATAAAACTCATTTAAAGCATCGTGGTCATCTTTCAATCCAGCAGCCTCGTTGTCCCAATGCTCTATAATACCATAATCTATTAATTCACCGTCTGGCCCGAATACATCATTATCTGGATTATCAAAGACTGGATACCCGTGTTCGTCAATAAATCCCTCGTAGTTCCATTCCATTGGGATAAAGAGAGAATATAAACCAGACTTTGTCTGTCCATTACGATTTCTTCTTGTGACATCAGATGCATTGTATAATTTTTTAAAGTTATCACCTCCTTTTTCTAAAGCGTTAGATGTTGAACCCATCATACACTTACCAACTATTCTACTACCTAATCTTAAACAGGTTTTTGTTACTCGCCAGTTGTTTAATATATTATCAGGTCTTTCCCATTTACCGCTTTCATCATGAACTAATAAATTTAGTTTTTCACCGTCATAGCTGTTATCACCAGTATTTTTCCAATCAATAGTTGTATCTAATCCTTCTATTTCTTCTAGACCATCAGTTGCTGTCATTTTTTTTCTTGTAAACTTACTAGCTGGTACTCTATATGCAAGCTCTGATTTTGGCCTGTCCATACCGTCTTGTATTGGTTTAAAGAAAAACGGATAATTAATACTAATAGGTACAACCTTATCTGTAAACATTTTTTTAGCGTCATTACCTGTTTTTGATAGTATACCATATCTACTATCACTTGCAAGAGTGGCTAAATTAACTGTTTCTGCTGATGACATAAAACTAAAACCACTACGTCTGTTTTTTAAATAACACATACCATAGCATCTGTTATCTGCTTTGCAAGCTTCCCAGAATATATAAAATAATCTGTTTGCTTCTCTAAAATCTGGAGCACCTACGTCTATTTTACTCCATTGAAGATACATATAATGTGTACCTGTTATATAAGTTGGTTTGTTATTATTTATAAACCAAAAACCCTCATCTCTTCTTTTGAACTCTTCGTCTATATAATCAAACCACTGTTCTTTGTTTTCTTCTGGATAATCTTTCCAGTCAAATATATTTCTTAATCTACTTAATTCTTTTGGGTATTCTATTTTTTCCCATTTGTTTTTTCCATTGGTGTACACGTGCACTGGCAGCAACGGCAAAGCAATACGCAGATTTTGTATCTCAAGTATTTCACCAATTCTACCGCTTTTCGATATAACGATAACGTCATGTTCTTTATTGTATCCATATTTCCATTTTTTAGATTTGTTAAGACGACTTATAGTCGTTTTTTTAATCGGTTCTATTATTTTAACTAAACTTTGCTCGTACATTATTTAGATCTTCCTTCTGCAAATCCTTTAAAAGTTTTCTTTTTTACTTCTTCGTTTGTTTTTCCTTCAAGTAAATTTTCTTCTTCTTGGATTCTGTTTAATATTTCAAACGCATCAAATATAGCTAATTTTTTAGTGGCTGCAGCATTTTTTAATCTATCAGCACTAACATCATCTTCTGTGTTTGTGATAATTTTTTCTTGCGCAACCTTTATTAACTCATCAACTGCTTTGCGCCCAGCTTGGATTATATTCTTCTTCGTTTCCTTGATATTCATATTTAATTGTAATAAATTTATTCATAACTCTATATAAACGTTTACCGTTTATTATAAACTCATATTCTGAAAATGGAGTAAAACCTACAAGTTCATTTTTATTAAACTCACCATCAGTATATTTTATTATACCTATACATCTTTCTTCTTTTTCAATATTTAAAAATTGTCTATCTTTTATAGGTTGTACAAAACAATAACCATCTAAAGGCTTCCATTCGTTATTTGTTTTATATAAAAATATTTGATCTTGTTTTACTAAATAAGTATTTTCATTAAAATAGCTTCTACTATTTTTTTCTCTACCTTTCACGTCATGCCAACGTCTAAAAACATTATGATGTACTATAACTGTATCTCCAGGTTTTATTTTTGTTTTAAAAGCTGTAGGAACTGATTTAACAATAGCTTCTCTATTTACAAACTCATGATTATAAACCTCTGTGTTTATTATCAACTCTGAGTCATCTATTTTAACTGTATTGTTATATCTTTTTCCTTTTGGCTCTATAACAAAGTCAAAAGGTGCTTTCATTAGTATTCTAAGTTATATTCAATAGATATAGCCATATTTTTATTAAAGTCTTTCCACGGTAAAACCTCTTTGCCTTTTCTAATATAAATAGAATATTTATCTTCTTCTTCTATAATATCACATATTGTATGTCCACCGTAAACCTCTTGACCAACAGCATAATGCATAGCATCATTTTTATAGTCTTTTCCTATTGTAATTTTTCTAATTAATTTCATTGTAATTTATTGTTCCATCAGCAATGTTTATATCTTCCGTACCATAGTTTTTCTTAAAACCATCTCTCATTAAAACTAACTCATCGTTTAGTTTTGCTAAACCGTGAAGTATACTATGCTTTTGTGTTTCTATTTGTCCTACTTGTAAGTAGTTTTGATTTATTGCGTTTACTAAATTTTGAAGACTATTCAGTTCTTCATTAGTTATTTTTGAGGCTTTCTTTGCCTTTTTTGTTTTTGCCATTTTATTTAATTTAAGTTAATTTAATCTTCTATCACCCACTCTGATTTATTAAGCTCTGTTAATATTTCCTCGTGTGTATATTGTGTTTTACCATCTAAAAAGCTTGGTGTGTTACCTTCAAACTTTACAAATGTTTTTGTGCCCGCGTTGTTGTATCTTAACGTGCTTGATGATGTTTCCAGCACTTGATCAAAGTTTACATTTGCAACTTCAGCTTTTGTTATTATTACGTATTTTCTATTATTCATTTTATAACGGTATATCTGTTGTGCCTTGTGTTGGACTATTTGTTGGAACACCTACAATTGAAGAGCCTGTTGAATCTACAAAATTACCACTTGTTTCATCTAAAATAAACCACGCTCGTAAATTCATTCTTGATTTAATATTACCTTCTAACATAGCTAGTGGTTTACCATTGTTATAAAGCTCTTTTGCTTGTGCATCTGTTAAAACATTTGCAAATAAAGCTAAGTTACTAAAATGACCTTGGAAAAAAGCATTATCAGCATTACCGGGTTTACCTATGTACATTTTATTAGCAGTAGTTGCAAAAGATGCTATTGAAGATGTACTAGCAGCTACTTTAGCACCATTTAAATACATACCTATAGTATTATTTTCTCTATCCCAATTACAAGCAAAATGAGTCCAACCATTACTAACAGAGTCACTAGCTGAGTATTCATAATCTAAAATTGTATTACTACTACCACCTCTACAGTTTACACGTATAAGCTCACTACCACCTTGATTAATGAATAAAATTGCTATTTTATTATCATTACTTGTATCGGTATGCAAGTTAAAAATAGTATCATTTTGATTTGCAGTTTCTAGCTTAAGCCATATAGACATACTACCTACATTTTTTATATCATTAGCCAAAGAGTCTGTTATAATGATATGATCATTAGTACCGTCTAGCGAAACTGATGCTCTAAATGCGGCGTGATTTGGTCTTACTCTATATGAAGATGCTATGTTTGATAAACCTAACATTATTTACCAAAATAACATATTATACCATCAGTAGTTTGAGCTGCGTTTAAAGAAACCGCAGTCCATCTACCGTATATAGTTATGCCACCAGGAAACAATATGCCAGTATCTAATATTTCACTATTACCACCAGTATTTCCATTAGTTATACCAAAATACGCATTATTAGTTTCTGTACCACTATATACTACAGAGTTACTAGTATCAGCTGTTAAAACATCAAACGCTGTTTGACCTAACATTGTAATAGCTATAATAACCATATTATCAGGTGGTGTTAAAGTTTCACCATTATCATTATGCATGTGAGCACTACCTAATTGTCCAAAGTTATATGCTACTTCTGTTGAATTTATTCCCATTATTTTTTTACTTTTTCTAGTGATCTACCACCGAAGTAAGCACCGATCACAGTTATTAATACTAATTGTAA